ACTAAAAATTCCTCAACTACATTCCAAATATTATACTCTCTATAATACAATTACTCTTCTCCGTGAGAAAGCACGAGAAACCTATAATAGAGTGCGTCTAGAACGTTATAACTACTACACAGGAAAGGCACCAGCAGAGGTCTATGTAGAGGATCCATTTCCGTATAAGGTAAGAGAGAAAGATGCCATAGAGAGGTATATGAGTGCCGATGAGAGATTGTCCAAAATAGACTTGAAGATAAGATACTATGACATTATGCTTAAATTTTTAGAGGAGATCATTAAGACAGTTTCTAACCGAACTTATCAAATCAAGAATGCTTTGGAGTGGCACAAGTTTCAATCTGGATTCAATTGAGGCAGAAATGCCTCTTTTTATTGAAATAAATACCTATAACTGATATTTTATGAATGAGTCATTTGATTATATCAAAAAAGAATGAAGTATATCTGTATATTCAGGCAGAACCTCACATTTATTACGAACTAGCAGATCAGTTCACATTTGAGGTTCCTAATGCAAAATTCAGTCCTCAGTATAAAAACAAATACTGGGATGGAAAAATTCGTTTATTTAATACACAAACTGGTGAGATTTATATTGGACTTTTAGACAGAATCATTCGATTCTGTGAGGATCACGAATACACATACGAATTTGCAGACAATAAGTTCTATGGACTCCCCTTTGAGATAAATGAGGGAATCTCAAAGGAAGGTGTGAAAGATTACATGACTGCAATCAGTAGACACGCCCCACGCGACTATCAAGTTGAGGGAGTATACGACGCTTTAAAACATAATCGAAAATTATTGATATCTCCAACTGCTTCTGGAAAGTCGTTGATGATATATTCTGTTGCGAGATATTATGTTGAGAAACAGCAAAATATTCTGATAGTTGTCCCAACAACTTCCCTTGTAGAACAAATGTATAAAGATTTTGCAAGTTATGGGTTTGATGTTGGTTCATACTGCCACAAGATATACGCTGGTAAGGAACGAGAAACTGATTCCCAAGTTATTATTACCACCTGGCAAAGTATTTACAAATTGCCCAAGCAGTATTTTTCCAGATTTAATGTAGTCGTAGGTGATGAAGCACACCAATTTAAATCCAAGTCATTAATATCTATAATGACGAAACTTTGTGATGCAAAATATCGTTTTGGATTCACTGGAACACTAGATGGAAGTCAAACTCACAAGTGGGTATTGGAAGGATTATTTGGACCCTCTTATAAGATTATTAATACAGATGAACTGATGAAGAAGGGTCATCTAGCAAAATTAGATATCAAAATACTTTTATTGAAACACCCACCGAATCGATTTGAAGTATTTGAGGATGAAGTTCAATATATTATTAATCATCAGAAACGCAATAACTTTATCAAAAATCTTACATTAGATTTAAAAGGAAATACCCTTGTTCTATTTTCAAGAGTAGAAACTCACGGACAACCTTTATATGAGTTAATAAATAATAGTAAGGTTGATGATCGTCACGTTTTCTTCATTCATGGTGGAGTGGAAACTGATGAAAGGGAAAGAGTTCGTGAGATAACCGAGAAAGAATCAAACGCAATTATCGTGGCATCTTATGGGACTTTTTCTACCGGCATCAATATTCGTAATCTACATAATGTTGTGTTTGCGTCACCATCAAAATCGAGAATTAGAAATCTTCAATCTATCGGAAGAGTACTCAGAAAGGGTGAAAACAAAGTAAAAGCAACTCTATATGATATTGCCGATGATATCAGTTATAAATCAAGAAAGAATTATACACTCAATCACTTAATAGAAAGGATTAAGATCTATAACGAAGAAAACTTTAATTATGAAATTGTTAATATACCACTAAAAAACTAATGGGAGAAGATTTCTATTGTATATTAAAACTAGTGTCGGGTGAGGAGATTCTATCGATAATCTCTGTGGATGATAATGATGGAGATCCTATTGTAGTGCTTCAAAATCCTGTAATTATGGAATTGTTTGATAAAAAAGAAAAATGCTATGTAAAAGTAAGACCTTGGATGGAATTACCTAATGATGATTTTTTTATGATAAAATTAGATAAGATAATCACAATGACTGAGACTACCGATAGAAACCTCATTGATGTCTATACAAAATATTTAAATGATGATGGTAGTATTGATGTTTATAAACCTAGTGGTGAAGTAAAACTATCAAACGATATGGGTTATATATCCTCAGTAGAAGATGCTCGTAAGAAACTTGAAGAGTTATATAAAGGTATTAAAGAAAGCTAGTACTTATCTTTAACCGGGACAAACCTAGTCTATATGCAATTTAACAACTTGTCAAGCCCCCTAATGTGTGGTATAATTAACTTAACTTATTAATGGATAAATGAGACCACCATGGCAAAAAAGAAATCAGAGCATTATGTAAACAATAAAGAATTGTTAGAAGCAATGATAGTGTATCGCAGTAAAGTTGCGAAAGCACGGGAAAAGTTCATTGAGAAATATGATATTGACCCACCAAAGTCAGGACCTTGGGAAGGAAAACCCAGGATTCCCAACTATCTAGGTGAATGCTTCTTAAAGATTGCAACTCATTTATCCTATAAACCAAACTTTGTTAATTATATGTTCCGTGAGGATATGATTTCTGATGGGATTGAGAATTGTGTTCAGTACATTCATAATTTTAATCCAGAGAAGTCCCAGAACCCTTTTGCATACTTCACTCAAATTATTCACTATGCGTTTCTGCGTAGAATTCAAAAGGAAAAGAAGCAATTAGAGATTAAAAATAAAATCATTGAACGGACTGGATTTGATGAGGTTATGGTGATAGATGACAACTTGCTTTCTGGGAACAATAGTGAATACAATAGTATGAAAGATAATATACAATATAGAAATAATAATCGATGACTTTTAGATATTATTTTTATAAATAGTATCGTGGTAATAAAAAATAAAATGAATATTCTTTATAAAATAACATACCTTCCTCATCTAAAAAATCAAACTCCACCGTATTACTATGTTGGATCAAAATATAATTATGATAAAAAATATTTTGGATCTCCATCATCTAAACAAAAAGATTGGTATAGTGAGGATCTTACTATTTGTAAGTGGTGGAAACAAAAAATAAAAAATAATAACGATGATTTTTATTTGGAAATTATATCAGAATATGATGAAATATCTCCCAATCAATTAGTTGAGGAGGAGAAAAAAATTCATATGGAATTGAATGTTAAAAATAGTAAGGAATATTTTAATAAATCTGTGGCAACTTCTGGGTGGGTATCTGTTCCAAGAACAGATGATACAAAGAAAAAAATAAGTGAGATTACCAAAAATTATTGGGATAAAAATAGTCAAAAAGCATTAGAAAGAAGAAATGAATTGAGTGAAAGAAATAGAAAAATAAAATCTAAAGAATTGAAAGAAAAATGGAAAAATCCAACTGATAAAATGTTGGATAATTATGAAAGATTTGTCAATATGGCAAAAAGTCAAAAAAGGGGCAAGGATAAATCTAAAAGGAAACAAAGGACCACCCAAAAAATTTTTTGTTGTGGTATAATATATGAAGATGCCGTTGAAGCAAGTAAAGTCCTCGGTATAAATCCAGTCAATATTCGTCGCAGATGTAGATTGGAACAATATACTGATTGGTATTATTTGGAATAAAATTATGAAAATTGCTATTATTACAGACACACATTGGTCAGCAAGGAAAGCTTCTAAAAATTTACATAATCATTTTCAACTTTTTTATGATAATGTCTTTTTTCCTGCCCTAGAAGAGCACGGGATAAAGACAGTCATTCATATGGGTGATGCTTTTGATAATCGTAAAAGTATTGATTTTTGGGGATTGGATTGGACAAGAAGAGTTGTATTGGAACCTCTTAGAAAATATGAGGTTCATATGATTGTGGGTAACCACGATATATTTCTACGCAATTCTACTGAAATTAATGCCCCACAACTTCTCCTAAAAGATTATCCAAATATCAAAACTTATAGTTCTCCAACAAATACAAAGGTTGGTGGAATTGATATGACTTTCATTCCTTGGATTTGTAGTGAGAATCATGAAGAAACGATGAATGTCATTAAGAAATCCAAGGCAAAAGTTGCAATGGGGCACCTAGAACTTCAAGGTTTTCGTGTAAACCGCAATCTAATTATGGAGGACCATGGACTGGATTCAAATATTTTTTCAAAGTTCACAAAGGTATTTTCTGGTCATTACCACACTCGTTCTGATAATGGACGCATCTTCTATCTTGGCAATCCTTATGAGATGTATTGGACAGATGTGAATGATACTCGTGGATTTCATATCTTTGATACAGAAACCCTCATTCATACTCCAATCAATAATCCTTATAAATTATTCTATAATCTTTATTATGAGGATACTCCTTATCAGACATTTGATACTCGGGAGTATGAGAATAAAATTGTAAAGATTATTGTTCGTAAAAAAACAAAGGCAAAGGATTTTGAAAAGTTTGTAGATAAATTATATACAGCAGGAATTCAAGATCTTAAAATTATTGAGAACTTTGAGATACAAGAAAGTGAAGATTTTCAAGTTGATGAAGAAGAGAATACTCTTTCAATTCTGAATCGTTATATTGATGAGTCCGAAGTTCAGTTTGATAAGAACATCATTAAGGGAATCCTACAAAATCTTTATAAAGAGGCTTGCGAAGTTGAATAATGTTTCTTCTTACACTTAAAGACCAGAAAGGGGACGGTGCATTTGCCGTCCAAGACAAATATGGAGAAAAAGTCTTATTTCTCTTTGAGGAAGAGGATGATGCAACTCGTTATGCCTTGATGGTAGAAGACCAAGAAGAAAAGGAAATGGAAGTTGTAGAAGTAGATGATGAGCTTGCCATAAAGACTTGTAGGATGTACAATTATAAGTATGCCGTGATTAAACCCGAAGACATCGTAATTCCTCCTAAGAATGATAACCTTTAAAAAAATTAAATGGAAGAACTTTCTTTCTACCGGCAATAACTGGACTGAGATAGACTTTCAAAAGAATCAAACCAACCTGATTGTTGGTACGAATGGTGCTGGTAAATCCACTGTGTTGGATGCCTTAACTTTTGTATTGTTCAATCGTCCATTTCGTAAGATTAACAAACCACAACTTCCTAACAGCATCAACGAAAAAGATTGTCTGGTAGAGATTGAGTTTTCTGTGAATAGTCGTGAGTATTTGGTTCGTCGTGGAATCAAACCAAATGTTTTTGATATTGAAGTAAATGGAAAGCAACTTCATAAGGAAGCAGATGATCGTGCAAATCAAAAAATCCTAGAAGAGAATATTCTAAAAGTCAATTATAAGTCTTTTACACAGATTGTGATTTTGGGTTCTAGTAATTTTGTCCCCTTTATGCAACTTACTACGGCACATCGTCGTGAGGTCATTGAGGACTTGTTGGATATTCGCATCTTCTCCTCGATGAATAATTTGATTAAGGAAAAGATTCGTCAGCAAAAGGAACAGATTAAATCTCTGGACTTTAAGAAAGAATCTCTTAAAGATAAACTTCAAATGCAGAAGAACTTTATTGAGCAGTTGGAAAGTCGTGGAAAGGATAATATTAATACTAACAAGCAAAAGATTACTAATTTGATTGGTGAAGTTGATGCTTATATGCTTCAAAATTCAATCACCGAAGAAAGTATCTTTGGGTATACAAAAGAGCAGGAAGAAGTTATTGGTGCAACTGATAAACTGAGAAAGTTGGGTAACCTTAAAGGTAAAATCTCCCAGAAAGTATCTACAATTACCAAAGAGCACAAGTTCTTCACAGAAAATACGGTCTGCCCTACCTGCACTCAAACAATTGAAGAAGAGTTTCGGTTAAATAGAATTACTGACGCTCAAAATAGTGCTAAGGAACTTCAACAAGGTTATAAAGACCTTGAAGGAACCATAAAACTGGAAGAGGAGAGAGAGCGTCAATTTATTGCTCTATCTAAGGAGATTACGAAACTCAACAATGACATTTCTCAAAACAATACTAGGATTTCATCTAACCAACGACAGGTTAGGGATTTGGAAAGTGAAATTCAAACACTTACCGAACAACTTGAAAACAAAAATACTGAGCACGAAAAGTTAGAGGAGTTTCAAACCAATCTTCAAAAAGTCTTTGAGGATTTGGGAACCAAAAAGGAAGAGATCGTTCATTATGATTTTGCATATTCTCTTCTCAAAGATGATGGTGTAAAAACCAAAATTATCAAAAAATATCTTCCCTTCATCAATCAACAGGTGAATCGTTATTTGCAGATGATGGATTTCTATATTAATTTCCAACTCGATGGCGAGTTTAATGAGAGCATTAAGTCACCCATTCACGAGAACTTCTCTTATAGTTCTTTTAGTGAAGGTGAGAAAGCCCGTATAGACCTTGCTTTGATTTTTGCTTGGAGGGAAGTAGCAAGAGTTAAAAACTCTGTGAATTGTAATATTCTTTTGTTTGATGAAGTTTTTGACTCTTCTCTTGATGGATTTGGTGCTGATGAGTTTCTTAAAATTATTAAATATGTCGTTAAGGATACTAATGTATTCGTAATTTCCCATAAATCTGGGTTAGAAGAAAAGTTTGAATCAACACTTAAATTTGAAAAGAAAGGTGGATTCTCATATAAGACGGAGTATTAGATTTATAAATAATTATATCAAATACTTCGTCCAATATGATAATAGGATATATCTATCAAATTAAAAATATTGTTAATGGTAAGTTTTATATTGGTAAAACTGAAAAAACTATTAAGTATAGATTTTCAACTCATATGTCTGCTGGAAAGAATCCAAAAGATTATTTTCATAATGCCGTTAAAAAATATGGTAGGGAAAACTTTAAGATTGAAATTGTAAAATATGTTTATGAGGATGATGATATTAATGAATTGGAAAAACATTATATTGGATGGTTAAAACCACAATATAATTTAAAGGAGGGTGGTGAAGGTGGAAGACACAATCCACAAACTATAGAGAAATTAAAAAATTGGAAAAAAACTGAAGAGCATAAGAAAAAATTAAGTGAGGCAAGAATGGGAGTAAAACCACTAATTACTCCAGAAAGAAATGAAAAAATATCTAAAAAATTAAAGGGTAGAAATAATTGGTCTAAAGGTAGAAAGTGGTGGAATAATGGTGAAGTTAGTGTTTTATCTTTTGAGCAACCAGATGGATTTGTAAAAGGTAGAATTGAAAAACATAAGAGTGGATTGAAGAAGGGTCTAGATGTTGGATATAAAATGAACTTATCTGAGGAGGAAATACAAAGAAGAAAAACTCATATGTTGGAAATACGAAATGAGTATTGGGACAATAAATAAAGTGGCACACTCCCTCCGCACGGGGGAGGATTCTCGTATAAAATAGAATCATAAGCACAAGACCGATGCAAGTTCCAAACAGATACCATCATTCCAAGAAGGAGCAGAAACGGACACTCAAACCGCAGGCACTCCGTCAAGCAAAGGCACGACTTAAAGCCTTTAAGAATAGTCACACTACCTCCCCCAAAAAGGGAGGTTCTTTTTTATAAATAATTGAAAAGTATTTGTAAAGATGAACTCACAAGAACTTCGTGCCCTCCAAGAAGCATATTTGGATGTTTATGATGAAGGTTATAAAGATTTAGATTTAGGGAAGAAACTCCGAATGACTGGTAAAGCATATAGATTGCGCGGACAGGCTGAAAGAGATGTAAAAGATGCAGCTAGAAGATCTGGTGCAGATTCAACAGAAACTCAAGTAGCACTTCATAAAGGAGTTAAAAAATTACAAAGATCACAAAAAATTTCTAATACGATAACATCACATAGTCCAGAAGCAGCAAAAGCAAAGGAAGCATCAAATAGATCTCCAATTAAAGTCCAAAGAAGTGGTAATAGAGTAACAATTGCTATGAAAAGAGAACAAGTAGACCTCTACGACATTATCCTCTCACACCTTCTTGATGAAGGTTATGCTGATACTGAGCAAGCAGCAGAAGCAATTATGGTGAATATGAGTGAAGATTGGAGAGAGAGTATTGTTGAAGCAAAGGTAGATAAAAAACTTCCAGAACATGAAAGGTCTGGTGCCAGACTTGATAGATATGATAATCCAAGTGGTGCTTTGGCATTGGGTGGTGGACAACAAAGGGCACGTAGAGAAGAGCATGGGGAAAGAAGAGGTAAGAAAAAATAGGACCACTTTCCAAACTGGCAACACCATTCCAAGAAGGAGCAGAAACGGACACTCAAACCGCAGGCACTCCGTCAAGCAAAGGCACGACTTAAGGCATTCAAGAATAAGCACTCTGAAAAGAGTGTTTTTTTTTATAAATAATTGAAAAGTAGTTGTAAGATGAACTCACAAGAACTTCGTGCCCTTCAAGAAGCATATATGGATGTTTATGAACTTGATGAAGATGGATGGCAACCTCCTACTCAAAAAAAAGCAGATAAAATGATGAAACAGGCATCAAAACTTCATCGCACTGCTTCTGAAAGAGGTGAGCCTGGTAATCCAGAAGCTGAGAAAAAGCATACACAGGCATCTAAGATATATTTTATGTCTCGTAGAATGTCTGATAAAGCAACAGCAAGAGACAAGGAAGCAGCAAGAAAAGAGTTTGTTAAAGAAGATCTCTACGACATCATTCTATCACACCTTCTTGATGAAGGATATGCCGACACTCAAGAACAAGCAGAAGTCATTATGGTCAATATGAGTGAGGATTGGAGAGAAAGTATTTGTGAGGCAACAGTTCTTGATGAAGGTGAAAAACCATTTCCTTATGAAAAGGTTAAAGAAAAGCAAGTAGCACTTCGAGATAAAGGTTCTGCTGGTCTTGACCGCAGAATGAAGATGGGACTGGCAGTTCGTCGTGCTAAAGAAGCAGGTAAAAAAGGTGGGTCTCAACAAGATGCTGGAAAGGATTGGTATCACGGTAAGTGATTTAGACCACTTTCCAAACTGTCCACTGGGGGGTCGCAAGACCTCCTTTTTTTGTATAATAGGTGCATAAGAAAAAAAACTAATGCCCGTCAATCACGAAGTCAAAGGAATGCTTGCTAAATGTCTTGCGATGGAGGACATCATAATTGAGCACAAGAAAGTTGAGACTGCCTGCTTTAATGTCCATACTCGGTGTCTAACTTTACCGATGTGGGAAAAAGCTAGTGATAATATTTACACGATGTTGGTTTTACACGAAATATCCCATGCGCTTTGGACCCCCGATGAGGATTGGATTAAGGAACGCAAAATACCACCACAATTCCTAAACATAGTAGAAGACGCACGGGTGGAAAAACTTTGTAAAAGGAAGTATCCCGGTTCTCCAAAATCTTTTTATGGTGGATATAAAGAACTGAGTGATGAGGATTTCTTTCAGTTGGGTGATGAAGATATTTCAACTTATAATCTTGCCGACCGAGCAAATCTTTATTTTAAAGTTGGTAATTTCCTTTCTCTGGATTTTACAGTAGAAGAGCAGAATATTATCAATCAGATTGGTGATGCAGAAACTTTTGCTGACGCGCTAGATGCTGCTGAGGTTCTCTATAAGTATTGTAAGCAAAAGCAGCAGGAAGAAACCAAAGTCAATCTAGATTCTCACGAAAGTCAGCAATCTGGTTCTGGAAGTACTTCTGCCTCTGATTTTGCTAACCAAGAAGAAGGTGAGAATGAGGCAGAAACTGAACCTGGTGATGATTCGACCCAAAGTGGTGGTGAATCTGAAACTACACAAGGTGAGATGGGTGGTGAAGATTTTGAACCAGAAGTTAAGACTGCACAATCCTTAGAAGATGCACTCAAAGATCTTGTAACTCAGGATGGTTATGAAAATACTTATGTTGAGATTCCTAAACTGAATGTAAAGCAAATCATTATAAGTAATACTGAGATTCATAATCAGTGTAAGCAATCTTGGCAATCTTATTATGATAATAATGATTCTATTGAAATTTTTGGTGAGGCAGATAAAGACTTCCGTGAGTTCAAACGTTCGGCACAGAAGGAAGTTAATTATTTGGTAAAAGAGTTTGAGTGTCGTAAGGCAGCAGATAGTTATGCACGTGCTACAACTGCTCGCACGGGTGTCCTAGACTGCTCTAAACTGCACACCTACAAATACAACGAAGACCTGTTCCGTAAGGTTACAACACTTGCAAATGGCAAGAATCACGGTCTGGTGTTTGTTTTGGACTGGTCTGGTTCTATGACTCGTGTGATGTTGGATACCATAAAACAACTATTCAATCTCATCTGGTTCTGTAAGAAAGTTAATATTCCCTTTGAGGTTTATGCCTTTACGAATAGCTATCCAATGATTAAGTATGATGAGAATAACAAACCAATTATGCCAGAACCTTCATATCAAAAGAAGGAAGGTATTCTTCGGGTTGAGGAATATTTCTCTCTGCTGAATATGCTTACCAGTAAGACAAATGGTAAGACACTGGAAGACCAGATGTTGAATATCTATCGTATTGCCTGTAATTTTAGTGACCAGCACTATACTAAGTATATTGTTCCTGTTGGATTGGATCTATCTGGTACTCCTCTAAATGAGGCTTTGATTGCACTGCACGAAATTCTGCCTGCTTTCCAAAAAGATAATAATCTTCAAAAAGTCCAGTGTGTAATTTTGACTGATGGTGAAGCAGCACCTTTGAAGTATCATAAAGAGTTCAATCGTCGTTTTGAGGAAGGTCCCTATCTTGGTCTCAATTCTGTTGGAACGAATGGTTTCCTGCGTGACCGTAAGACTGGAAATACTTATTCTTTGAATGTGGAATGGTATGGTTTTACTGATGTTCTGCTTCGTAATCTGCGGGATAAGTTTCCTACCGTTAATTTTATTGGTATGAGGATTTTGGAACCCCGTGATGCTAATAGTTTCATTCGTCGTTATACTGGATATATTGGTGCGGAGTATGATAAGATTACTTCTTGTTGGAAAAAGGAAAAAACCTTCTCCATTAAGAACTCTGGTTACCATACTTACTTCGGTCTTTCTGCAACTGCTTTGGCAAATGATGCAGAGTTTGAGGTTGCCGAAGATGCTACTAAAACTCAAATCAAAACTGCTTTTGTTAAATCTCTTAAATCCAAAAAGATGAATAAGAAAGTTCTGGGCGAGTTTGTGGAATTGGTTGCCTGAATAAATACTCAAAAAGTGTTTATGGATATGCAGTTTCAGGAAGAACTCCTTGATGAAAGGACCTTAATGACAAAGGAAAAATCTGGGAAGTCGGGAACTATGCCTATTCCTGGTGCCGAAGGTGCTGCAAGAAAAGATGTTGCACGTGCCGGATTTCGTAAGAGAGGACCAGTTCAAGAACCTAAAGTTGAAAAGAGTGGTGAAGATGTTCCTGTATGGGTGAGAACTCATAAGTCAAAGGGGGATTATGCTGCTCATACTGCCAAAAAGGCACATAAGGAAGGTGAAAAAGTTAATACTAAAGAATTAAGAAAACAGTTTCATCAAACTGGTGCTACAAAAGATAGTGAAGTTCACGACATTACTGTTGGTTCTCCAAAGAAAAATATTAAGGAACCTGGACAGAAGGCACGTGCATTTGTAAAAACTTTAAAAGATGTTAAGGATAAAATGAAAGACCGTAAGGGTGTTGCTACTAACACTCCTACTGCCATTTCTTCCTCAGGTAAAAAGAGAAAGAGAAGTGATGAAGAGGGTGCTGAACAAAGAGGTAGAATTTATCAAAAACTTGGTATGGGTGAAAGAAATTCAAAAACAGGAGTACAAATGGCTAAACTAGAAGAAGGCAAAACATTTCAAGAGTTTATGATAGAATGTTATTCTATTCAAGAAACTTCTCTTACTCGTGTAATGAGCAAGTCTGAAAAAGGTGGCATGGCAATTCTTTCAGGTCAAAGGGGGGGATAAGTCAAAATCTGAAAACAAAGCACGATCTTCTAGAACCGAAAGAAGAATTAGGGGTGCTGGTCTTCCTGGTCCAACTAGAGTTTCTGGAAGATATACTGAAAATCCAGGAACCCCAGAAGAGAAAAAGGTGGGAGAGAAATCTCACGTGGTTTCTTCTGGCAAAATGGGTAAGAAAACCTTTAAGA